CGTGCGTCCGGATTGGCCGGGCGATCAACGATTGAGATCTCGGTCATGTCGATCTCAGTAATGCTGTCGCCAACCTTGGCAAGTTTGCGTCCACCAATGGAAAAGCCCTTGTATACCTCTTCGACGCACTTCTGCACTGCGGCCGGGTCTATGATCTTCGCTTGAAGCCAGAGCCCTTTTGTATCAATGTTTGCCTCTTGCGCTTTACCAACGGCGCGGAGCTGGTGCATCTCCCGGATGTTGCGCCATTCCATGTAACCCGGAAGGGCCTTCTTGATCGCCTCAAGCGTGACAATCTCTCCGTCCGCGTCTTTCGTCGGCGTTGACGCATAGCCGCTAACGATGCACGTGCCGTCCTCGTGCTTATCGACCTTGGCGATCGGCATGAAGAACTGGAAATCACTCATAACCGTTGCCTTTCCTAGAGCTTCGCTCTTGCGGGCGAAATACATACACCAGCCGCCTTCGGCGATGGTGCCTTCAACCGTAGAGCAACTGTGTGGCGGCATGAACATTGTGCAGATGGCGCACTCTTGGCCGATCTTGCGGCTCTTATCCGTATATTTGGCGCCGGCTTTAGACGCCTTATCAGCTTTCGCCATATCCATGCTGATGATGACGGCCTTCTTGACCGTAGCCCAAGCTTCGGCAAAGGCGCGACTTTCATCACCGTGGCGATCGTAGGCCGAATTGAAGACGTGCATCCATTGCCGTTGCTTCTTACCCTTGAGCTTCGCCTTAACTGGCGCCGGCAGCGCTGACGTTGAGGCATAGGGCACTCGTTACCTCGCCCGCCGAGCCATGATCTGACCCCAGGCCGTGTGCGTTCCGCCGCTGAACGTAGTTTTGCTACCAAGCGTTACCGTGGCAGGCGCAGCGATTGATACGCGCATTGGGCTGATCGGTATCACCGCGGGAGTGCCTATGTTGTTGCCGATGGCTTCCGTAGCGTAGCCGCCAAACTGGTCCGGAGACGGAGTTACAACACCAGTTGCGTTGAGCCAAGCGACGAGCACGGTGCTGTTGTTGTTGTTCAGCGTGAAGCCAGCCGAAGCCCAGACATGCCAGTCGCCGGCCGTGAGTGCGAGAGAGGTTATAGCCGTGTCGGCGCCGGACGTAAGCGGGAGACCGGCTGTGCTGAGGCGCTGCGCACTCAGGAACTCGCCGATCTGGCCTGCCGTGGCGCTGTCGCTAGTCGTTGTGCCAGCACGAGCAAGCGTTGTGACTTGCGGAGCGGTTTGGAAACCGCTCGGATTGGTCGCATTGTAGGGCGTAAACGCCAGTGCAGCAGTGACGTCGGTGCTACCGAGCGTCACTGCCCCAGTGCGCGTATTGAACGAACTGACGTTTACCGCTGGCGCCGGTATGTCCGCCATGTAGGCAATTGCCCCTTGGGCAATGCCGTTGACGTAGGGCCAGATCCGGTTGCCAGTCCAGGCGAACTGGTAGTTGGCGTTGGCCGACGTCATCGTGGGGAAGTGGATACCCGGCGCTAAAACGCCGATAGGCCCGACGTCGCCGCCGCCCATCGGCAATACTGGGGTCCAAGCGGCGCCACCCCGCCCATAGGTGTTGCCATCACTCGGCGCTTCAGCTATGCCGCCACCGCCACTGCCGTCGCCTACGGGCGGAGCCGCCGCGACGAAGCCCATTCTTAGCAGAAACGGTTCGTCCAATTGGTCAACCGATAGGGGTTGATCGGGCGAAGCCGAATATGCTGTTCCCGTAGGCGTATTCGATATAACGCCACGGAAACCGTGCGGCGTATACATGAGCACCTGGGCCATCGGCGTAGCTCCGTGCTATGGCGTTAGGCCCGTGCTGAGCAGTTGCATCAGCGTGGTCAATTGCAGTTGGCCGTCCTGACGGAGCCCGCCGCCGCCGCTCGAGAAGGCGCAGAGCCTACCACCGCCGAACGTCTGAGTCAACGCCACGGTGACGCTACCGCCTTCCGCATCAGTGATGAGATAGGTTGTTACGTTACCGACCGTCGTCTTCGTCTGTGCCATTGTCTTCGCTCCTAGGGTGAAGGAATAGAGATATGGAGTAGGGGGACCCTACCAGATATGCCTACTTTACTCGTCCTTTCTTTACGTCCTCGACGATGCGCCGCATCGCAAGGTTCCACGATCCGCTCTCGACCTGATGGAACAGCGTCATGCGGTTATACCATGGCCAGCCGCTCGTCTTGTTCCACCAGCGCCAGCAACGCGTGAAGGGCGAGAGCATGAAGCAAGGTTTGCCCATTGCACCAGCGAGATGCGCAATGGCGCTATCGACGCTGATGACGAGATCAAGTTGCGAGATTATATCGGCTGCAACGGCAAAGTCTTCGAGCCGATGCGAAACATCGAATATTAGTCCTTCCATGCCGTTGCGCACTATGTCAGCGCTTTCGTCGCTCTTCTGTAGCGCCACGAGCGACACGCCAGGTATTTCCGTCAGGGGCAAGAAGCTCGTGATGGGCACTATCCGTCGGCGATCTATGAGTGCTGCGCCGTGATTGCCCGAAGCCCAGCATACGCCGATGCGGTAGCCCTGCGGGAGGCGCAGCCCTTCGATGGGGCGGCCGTAGAGGTATGTGGCGGCGTCAATCTCGGCCGGTGTCTTAACCTTCAGCCATCGCATCAGCGATAGCATGGGCACATGGTAGTCGAAGTTCGACGTATCGCCTAGCGTAGCGTCCTCCATGTCGATGACATGAATAAACCTAAAGCTGCGACTGAACAGTTGCAAAAGCTCGTTTGGCACAGCTAAGGTGATGGAACAGCCGAGCTTCGCCAGCGGCGTTAGGAAGCGGGCGAGCATGATACCGTCGCCGAACCCTTGCTCATGGTGAACCAAGATGCGACAGCCGTTCAGTGCTTCGCCTCGCCATTCGCGGATGTTCAGGTCCCATATACGGCTCTTCGCCAAAAGGTCCCAGCGGACTTCGTATTCGGCTAAGCCCTCTTGGATCTTGCCAAGGGCGAGCAGTGCTAGCGCACGATCGCTTCGCACCTGGAGATTATCATGCGTCAGCGCCAGGCTCTTGTCCAAGCAGCGAAGCGCGTCCTCGTGGCGGTTTAGCATATAGAGCGCCAAGCCGTAGTTGTGCCAGCTAGGGCCAGCGTTCGGTAAGTCCCTAACGACGCTCTTTAGGGTCATTAGTGCGTCGTTATACTTCCTTAGGCCAAGCTGTGCTACGCCGAGGTTGGAGCGGCAATAGGCGTTATCACCGCTCGCCACAACGCTACGCCGCGCTACGCTTTCCGATGCTGCGTAATGGTTCAGACTGCGTAGCACGGCACCGAGGTTCTGCAACGCTTGGGCATGATTAGGCTCGAGCACGAGCGCGGCGAGGAAGTGCAACCGCGCCGGTTCGAGCTGACCTTCGCGGAAAAACCTTGCGCCAACGGCGTTCAGTTCGTCCGTGCGGCTCAGCGTGATGCTAGCGGATGACGACATGCGTTATTGGACCGGGCTGACGTAGTTATACATGAAGCTATACGTCACGGTGCCGTTAGGTGCTGTGGTCGGTGTAACTGTGCCAACAGTTGCGGCCGTTACGGCGCCGATGGCAATGGTTGCGTTCGCATCATATTCGCGAGTGATGACGAACGCGGCTGGCTGCTGGTCAACCGGGAGCGATATGGCGGCCGTTGTGCTCATGCGTAGCCACGGGGCGGTGCCACCGACCAGGCCGCTAACGGTCATGGACGAAATCGTTACCACGCCGCGCGACAAGAATTGCGTAGTCGAGGCGCTAAGTGGGCAGACGAGAGAGATGGTGTCCGTGCCCGTCAGGCCGTCGTTGCCAGCATACGTCACGGCAAGATTGCCCGCGGTGATTGCCGTTGTGCCCGTGCCTACCTCGACCGTCACCTGCCGCATGACGTCGGGCTGGTTCGCTACGGCAACCGTTCCGTTGCTCAAGGCGCCGCTGGCGAAGACACGGCCAGAGGTTGCAGCCGCAGGCGCCATCGGCAGCGTATACGCTTCGCTGATCTGCTTAGTAAACGCGACACCGCGTGCCAGCAGCGCGTGCACGTCGCGCGTATCGACAACAAGTGTGCCGTCAGCCCCTACGTTGTAGTTGCCGAATTCGCCCTGGATGAGACCACCGAAACCGCCGGCGGCAGCCGACATTTGAACTGTAGCCATCGTATTGCTCCTTTGCTAAGCCGAGAGTGATAACCAGCGCGGGCCAGCGCTAGCGCGTAGCTTTCGCTTGGCCTTCTTGCGCCGCTTACGCGCCGTCCGTTGGTCATACGACAAGAGGTTCGTGGATTGGCTAATCGTATCGGCTTTGGTTATGCCGCCACCGACGCCGCGCCTTGCAGCAACGTGGCCTACGCCCTGTTCGCTGATGGGCCGGTCCATGTCACCGTTCTTCAGCCAGTCCTTTAGTTCATCATAGCTGAGGGCCGTAATGGCCGCTATGCGCTCGTGGCCTAGACCATCGCCGTGCGCTTTCGCGTAATCCTTGATTGCTTTTGGCAAGTTGTCGTACGCGAGCATGACCTTATGCTCGTCGAAGCCCTGGTCTCTGCCGTTCGCGTCGAATTTGTCCTGATCTATAACCCAGACGTGGAGTGACTCGGGATGCTTGCCGAGGTATACATCAACCTGCATATCGTCAGCGCCTAGGGTGCTCTTAATGTAACCGTATGTCGTGGGCATCTTGACACCGTGGCGCTTTGAGCCTTTGGCGTTCTCTATACTAATGGACAAACCGCGAAGCGACAGGTGGCCTTTCGCATAGTTGCCGATCTTACGCTTGATATGCGATGGATCACGTTCTGCTTGCTTCGCTGCCTCTTCTATATCCTTGCCGTCGAGCTTCTTCACAGACGACGCCTGCGGGACCGGACTGGCCGTGCGTGCCCTAGCTGGCCCGCGCACGGGTGCGTTAGCAGCACCGGATCTAGAGGCGGGCTTTGGCTCGCCCTCTGGCGGGGCGGGAGCACCGGGGAACATGGCTTCGCCCGAGATGATCTGGTCGAGCCGGACGACAGCAGCACCAGACTTAACGGTCAAATAGTCACCGTCCTTGACAGGCTCAAGGCCGAGTTCATCGCGCACCTCATTGCGCGTGCGCAAGCCTTCACCGACCTGCACTTGATGGATCGACGCTTGCTTTTCTTGGTTCGGCTCTGGGCGAGGTAAATATATGAACTCAATGTCGTCGTAGCCAAACTTATCGCGAATAATTGTATCCATTACGTCATCTTTCCAGTATGACATAAGTGGATACAAGCCTTCTTCGGAAGCGGACTCCTGTGCCTGATTGGCTGTAGCGCGATTAGTTTGCTTGACGAATGGGGTTGGTGACACGCTAAAGGCGTAGCACGCTAGGCGAACCAAGAGTTCGTCCCGCTGTGACCAGAGGCTTTCGCCGCTGGCGTTCTTAATGTCGAACGGCTTCATACCGCCAGGGACGAAGCGAACCTTCGACTTGAGCGTCAGTTGACCTGACAATACGGCGTCGAAATGCCCTTGAAAGGCGGCGATTTGCCTTGGCGTCCACTGGTCCGGCACGGTCACTATCAGCTCGGGTATACTGCCAGCACGCCAAAATTCAACTTGATAGAACGTCTTGCGGATTGCCTCCGATGCCTCTATCATAATTTGTTCGACTTGACTATAGCCGAAGATGGGAAGCTCTGGCCTCGGCCGCATCATGCCGTATATAAGTTCGTCCTCGGACAGGTTCACCATAGGTAAGCCGTAGATGATCTGCTGAAATGCAGGCTGACGATGTTCGTATATGACACCGGTGGGGCTGACGGTCAGTTCCGTGTCTGGCCTGCGGCCTACGTCGTCAATCAGAGGGAATATCGTTGCGCCGTCGAGCACCTGTGCACCGACTAGCTGGCCACCCATGTTGCGGTCCATATAGAGCGTCGGTGCATCTATGACGAATAGATCATCGAGATACTTCCGCGACCATTGCGAATAGCTTAACTTACCGTCTGGCCGACGGAAGAAGCGCCGGACTTCGTCTACAGATTTAGATGTTGCGCGAGGCTTATCGCGCTGCTGGATCGTCCACGGGACACGTAAGAGCTGATCTTTGCGGGTCTCTATAATGGCGGACAAAACGCCCCAGCTTTGCCGCATACCGCGTAGCATAGACATTAGCTGCATACGCTGGGCGACGTAGTTCAGGTTATGCCCAACCGGGAAGTCCCATTCCCTCGGGACGTTGTAGCTTGGCGGGCCGAAAGGCCAGACTGGCTCCATCGGCGAATACCAAACGTTGCTCATATCAACGTCGTCAATCCACGGGTCCGGCTGGTCCGTGCGCCTGCTGTCGTATTTGCTTGGATGCCGCGGCGTGGCACCGATGCCAACGGCACGATTTCCATGCGGCCGATCGGGTGGACCAGCCGGTGCCCTCGAATTGGTGTTGAGCGAATGTCCCATAAGGCCAAAGCCAGGAGCGTGGCCGCTAATAGGAGACTTACGCAGAGGGCGCTCCTGGTTCCACTCGCGAAAGCTTGCTGGCGCAGGCGGCCGAGCGCTTTCTTGAGCTTCGCGTAAGGCACTAAGGAAATCCTCGTTTGTATATTCGCTCATGCTACGATGGAACCAACGGCTTCACGGGGACGACGCCAGAACGTGTAGAAACGATGCCGTCATTCGTCGTAATGGAACATGATAACGTTGCTCCAACTTGTATGCTGCCTGCCGTAATGCGACACGTAACAACGCTTGTTCCTTTCACTACGATAGTGCCTGCGTCGAGCGATATGCCCGGTCCTGTCGTCACCGTCGGTGTGCCGACGATAAAGTCGCCCTCCATTAGTGAACTCGTGAAGTCGAAGACAAACCAAGCCTTGTCGCCGTAGGCCATTTCGCTAAAGCTAAATAGCATCGAATACGGCCCGAACTTCAGGTCTGACAGTAAGGCGCGTACGCGTGGTGCTCGGTATCATGTATGTGTTGGATCTTACGGTAAGACCTCGCCGTGCTGCGGCGGCGAACTCGTAATCGCTTGGCCGTATGTGCTGCGTGCGCAGACCGTCTAGTGACTCGGGGTATTCGTATACGCGGAAGTCATCCTTTGCATCGAGAACTTCGGCGAGGCCGACGGTCCAGACCCCGCTTGCAGCGAGAACGTCTAGCGCGCTAGCGGCTTCGCCGAATAGCGCTGCGGCTGCTATAGCCTGGGCGTCAGCGCTTGCGGCTGCCTCTACGACAGCGACGCTAGCCGTTGCACTCGGCAGTAGCGCCTCTGTGCTCGCACTGGTGTCAAGCAGGAACCGAGCGAAGTTTTGCGCGGGCGGGATGATAGCGCTTGCGGTTGCGATAGCGTTAGCAGCCTCTACGAGGGCGATATAGCCAAGGGCACTGGTTGCGTCATTGGCACTGGCGAATTCGTTAAGAGCCAAGGGCACAGCCATAACGGCCGACGTTGCGTCTAGTGCCGCGGCGGGCTCTGCTAGCGCTATCGCGCTTATGCTCGGTGCCAGTATTGCGTCAACAAGAGCACCGGCCTCGGCCACCGAGATGCTATAGCTGACACCAACGACGCTGGCGCCAACGGTATCAACGGCACTAGCGGCCTCTACTAGACTTATAGCCGTTACTTCAGCGACAACGTCTGTGGCGATGGCTGCTTCTGCACGGGCAATAGGAACAGCTTCGGTTGCAGAGACTGCATCAGCCGCGAGGCCGGCTTCGCTGATGGCGATAGCGGCAATGCTCAGGGCTGTTGCGAGGTCTACAGCCGCGGCCGGTTCAGATACAGTGATAGCGGACGAGCTGAGAGCAGCGATTACGTCAAGGGCCGCACCACTCTCAGAAATAGAAAGAGGATAAGCAATGGCGATAGCGACTGCGTCTGCGGCAGCAGCGGCCTCGGTGCGGCTTATAGCTGTTACTTCGGCTATGGCGTCCGCTGCACTAGCGACTTCTCCGTCTGTGATGGCGAGAATACCAAGGACGCTGACAGCATCTAAAGCCGAACCTACCTCATTGCGGGCGATGAGGACCGCTGCAACAAGGGCGTCTACTGCACTCGCAGCTTCGCTTAGTGCGATGACGTCGGCTTCGCCAGTGCTAACCACGTCAAGGGCACTTGCAGCCTCTGTGAGCGAGATCGAAGCGACAGCTAGAGCGCTGATGACGTCCGCTGCGATACCCGCTTCCGCAGCTGCTACGGCGAAGGTAGCCGCTAGCGTATCTATGTCTAGGGCTGCTGCGGCTTCGCTAATGCTGACGGTATAGGCTACGTTAGCAGCGACAACATCTGTAGCAAGTCCGGCTTCAATCAAGCTTACTGCTAGTGTAAACGTGATACCGGTCAGATCTTCAACGGCACTTGCAGCTTCTGTGAGATTGAGGGCGAATGCCGCGGTAATTGCTGGTGCATCAGCGGCGATACCGACTTCTGCTAGCGTGATTGCGGCTTGAGTGCCGGAAATGTCCTCAGCCGCAGCAGCAGCTTCTACGAAACCGTCTAGGTAGAATTGCTGGTTCGGCGGAGCGATCGGCAGACGAATGAAGTCCGCCATAGGCACGGGCGTGATGCCACGACCGGCGATAAAGACCGGTGCTCCGCGGCTGTTGATTGGCATTAGTTAAGGCTTTGCAGGATCGCAAACATGGGGGTTACCGTGCCAGCTACGCTCAGGGTCCAACCAATGCAAATGCCTGTTGCGATCGAGACGTCAACCGTAGCGGACGTTCCGCCGAATACGATGGATACGCCGGTGCCGGCTGTGCCTGTGCCATTCGTAGTGAAGACGCCCGTTCCGATTACCGTGGAGTTCACGCCTGGTGCGCCGACGGTGCGGCACACTACATACATTTCCATCTTCCACGGCTGGTTCGTCGTTACGCCAGGCGACGTTTGGGCTACCGAAGCGCCCATCGTAATACCTGCGCCGACGGTAAGGCCAAAGCGCGGTGTGAGCGTTAACGTGCCAGTTGCGGCGAAAGACATAATGCCGCCGGCAGTCATACGGTATATCTTGCCTGGACGGCAATCGTTGGCTGCGATGGGACTATAGTTCGCGGGGTTCCACAGTGCTGTCTCTGTCGTGGCAACAATGGCCGCGAGGTTTGCTATTGGTGGATCGTTCAGCAGATCCATAAAGTATTGGCGCGACATAGCGCGGGCCTACAGCGTCATCGTATAGCTGGCGTTTACGGTATTGCCGTTAATAACGGGCTGGGCTGCGCCAAGGGTGCCAGCCGAAAGCAGCGTGCCGGCGGTGTTGTCGATAGTGCTAAGTGCGCCGGTGCCGTATACTAGAAAGATACCTTGGATTGTGCCCGTGCCTGTCATAGCAAACGACAGGGCGGCACTTAGCGACTTGCCGCCGGCCGTGGCGGCTGCCCAGGCGCAGGTTTTGCGAGGTGCAGTATACGAGGGGGTGTTGGCATTGCCAGCTTCGAGCCAGCCAGCGTGTGACGTCATCGTATCAGCTACGTTGACAGCGGTGAACGAAGTGCTCGAAATTAGGCCCATGAATGGGCCGACTACGGTATAGGCCGCACCTGCTAAGAATGCGTCGAGCGCGACGTTTTTGCCGACGGTGCACACCACGTTGTCAATATCTTCTTCCCAGATGAGGCTGCCGTCCGCGTCGAGACACTCTATGTGCCATCGGCCCTTGATTTGCGACTCTTCCTTAACCGTGGCGTCAGCCCCCATGCCGATGTGGAACTCAATCTTCGGCTCTAGTTTCTCTTCCATCTTCGG